CGTTCTAAAAACTTATGAATTGTTATCAACTCATCAAATGACTCATGCAACACCAACTCTATTTAATGCTGGAACAAGAAGACCTCAGCTTTCTTCATGTTTTCTATTAATGATGAATGAGGACTCTATTTCTGGCATCTATAAAACTCTATCTGATGTTGCGGCAATTTCCCAAAACGCTGGAGGTATAGGTATTGCAATTTCAAATGTTAGAGCAACCGGTTCTTACATCAAAGGAACAAACGGTACATCAAATGGAATCGTTCCAATGCTAAAGGTTTATAATGAAACTGCTAGATATGTCGATCAAGGTGGCGGAAAGCGTAAAGGTTCTTTTGCAGTTTATTTAGAACCTTGGCACGATGACGTTGAAGACTTTCTTGAACTTAGAAAAAATCATGGTAAGGAAGAGCGCAGAGCAAGAGATCTTTTCTTAGCAATGTGGACGCCTGATCTATTCATGAAGCGAGTTGAAGAGGATGGAGATTGGACAACATTTTGTCCAGCCGAAATCGATTGTGAACTTTGGGAAATGTACGGAGAAGAATTCGAAAGTAATTATGCTCGACTTGAAGCAGAGGGTAAGGGTCGTAGAACCTTTAAAGCTCGTGTACTATGGCAAAAAATTCTAGAGTCTCAAATTGAAACCGGTACACCTTACATTCTTTTTAAGGATTCTGCAAATCGCAAGTCTAACCAAAAGAACTTAGGCACCATTAAATCTTCAAACTTATGTACCGAGATTATTGAGTACACCTCAAAGGATGAACAGGCTGTTTGTAACTTAGCTTCAATTCCAGTGAATCAATTCGTAGTCTTAGGTAAAAGGACCGGTAAGCTAAGAAAGCCTACCGCTGAGTACAATCATAATGCACTATATGAAGTTGCATATCAAACAACTCTTAACCTAAATAAGGTAATTGATATTAATTTCTATCCAACTCCAGAGACTAAAGCCTCTAATATGATGCATCGTCCAATTGGAATAGGAATTCAAGGTTTAGCCGATACGTTTGCACTAATGGGATTAGAGTTTGGAAACGAAGAGTCTAAAAAATTGAATGAGGAAATCCATGAAACCATTTACTATGCAGCAATGGAAGCTTCAATTGACCTAGCCAAAAAAGATGGAGCGTATTCATCGTATGAAGGTTCACCATTAAGTTCTGGACAATTTCAATTTAATCTGTGGGGCTTTACTGACGAACAATTGTCAGGTCGATGGAATTGGGCCTCTCTACGTAGGAAATTAATGAAGTACGGTTCTAGAAATTCTCTATTACTTGCTCCAATGCCAACTGCTTCAACCGCTCAAATCATGGGCAATAATGAAGCATTTGAGCCTTTTACTTCAAATATTGGAACACGTAGAACGTTAGCTGGCGAATTCATCACAGTTAATAAGCACCTGGTTCGCGATCTTGTAGAACTCGGCCTATGGTCAGATTCAATGAGAAATCAAATCATCGTTGAAAAGGGCTCAATTCAAAACATTCCTAATATTCCAGATGAGCTTAAGTTGATCTATAAAACAGTTTGGGAAATATCTCAAAAGACTATTATCGATATGTCAGCTGACCGTGGTAAATTCATTTGCCAATCTCAGTCCCTTAACCTCTTTTTTAGAGATGTTAATACTGCTAAATTAACGTCGGCTCACTTTCATTCTTGGAAAAGCGGCCTTAAAACTGGCATGTACTACTTAAGAACGGAAGCTGCTACATCAGCGATTGCCGGGCTGGGAGTAGACGCTTCTGCCAAACCGCAACCTGTCATCCAGGTTCCTCAAGACGATACTTTGCAGAACACAAATGATATAATCTGTTCTCTAGATAACAAGGATGAATGTCTAGCTTGCGGGTCATAATCTTAACTTAATTTCAATCAAATGGGGGCCTTGTGTCCCCATTTTTGGTTTATAAATAATACTATCATGGAAATACTATCATTTGACAAATTTAAGTTACTATTGGAAGCTGACGAAGCTGCTCCAGCTGCGGAACCTGCAGCGGAACCTGCTCCACCGGCTGATCCGATCGCATCAACTCCACCTCCGCCAATGCCGGACCTAGGAGGAGCACCAATGTCTGACCCATTAGCCGGTGCAACGTTACCGCCTGATCCAAATGCGCCAACTCCAACCGCTGGGGCATCCGTATTCAAAGTCGTATTTTTAGACTCTGAAAAACCATGGCACTCTAAGTACGCAGATGGTGGAGGAGTTAAACGATACAAAGAATATGAAATCAGCCAAGCTGATCTTGACAAATGGATCACCGACTCTAAATTAGATGCAAATAAAGACGCTCTTTCTCAAGCAATAGGAGGTAAAAACCCTATTGAGAAAACCTTATTTGACAAATTAAAAGCAGCAGCAAATTCAAATAAACTAGGTAAGGACCGTGGTGATGTTGACGTGGATTATGATACTAAACAAATCCCATCTACTGCCAAGCTTGATCTAATTTTTGTAACCTATAAATGATAAAACGTTTTAAAAACTTCATATACGAATCAAAGTTTGATTCTCTTGCTCATGCAATTGCCCGCGATCTTTTTGCAATCGTGAAAACCACAGCTGGCACCAAGCTAGGTAAAGCAGTTCATCGGGAACTAACTTATTCTGATCCACTCGAGTTTAGTCTAAATTTTATTGTGAAAAGAGTGGTCCAATTTAATCCAAAAAGATCAGTTCATTTCAAAGCTCTTCCTTGGGAAGTTTTAAATTTTGAAGATAATGGATTTGCACTAGATGCGAATGCATACATCCCAAAAGCTTCAGACCAAGAGGATCCTGAACTAGAATTAGTTCTCTATATTAGCCCGGATGCTGAGCCTCTAAGCTATGAGACGCTCGGTCATAAATTAGTTGAATACGTTAGGCACGAAATTGAACATCTGCTGCAGACAGGAATCAATCGTCGAACCGGCCATGCAATCAAAACCCCAAATAAGGTCAGGTCAAACGCAGAAACTTCATACAAGTACTTTTTATTAGCCGATGAAATTCCTGCAATGGTTGCTGGAATGCATGCATCTGCAGTTAGAAAGAGAATTCCAATTGATCAAGAATTTGAAATTTACCTAAAGCCTTTTCTTAAGTCAGGTTTAATAACTGACCAAGAATTCAACAATGTCATTAAAACTTGGATAAAATTTGCGATCAAAGTTTACCCAACCGCCAAATTTTCCAACAAAGTTTACTAATCTTTAAAACCGGGTGAATTTTTATTATATAAGATACAAAAAATCTTTGAAATTATGACACCACAATGGTTAACTGAATTAAAGGAAGCAGTTTCTCAACTTGAAAACGAAACTGTTAAGTTCTACGAAAAGGGTAATAAATCTGCTGGAACTAGAACTCGTAAACTTTTACAAGACATCAAAGCCGTTTGTCAAGCAGGCAGAACTCACGTTCAAGAAGCAAAGACTAACGAGCCGAAAGCTTAATATCTTAATAAAAAGTTCACATTAAAGGGCGAGTCTAAAAAACTCGCCCTTATTTTTTGAAACTACTTACGGTTTTTTAGTACAATTTTATAAATTAAAATCATTTTTGAACATGGAAGATCTATTCAATCTCAATCTCGATGATTTCTCAGGAAAATCATCATCTGCTGCTCGTAAAGTCGACGAGAACATGTACAATCCCGGTCCAGACCAAGGTCAGAACGGTATTTACAAATCGGTAATTCGTTTTATCCCATGGGTAACGGATCCATCTAAAAGCCGCTACAAAAAGTATGCTGCTAAACTTATCAACCCTCTAACCAATGAGAAATTGTATGTGGACTGCCCTTCAACAACAGGAGCTTCATCAATTCTTTGGACTTTAGATCTAGAGTTGAAACGTTTGAAAAACGAGGAACCTCAAATTGTTGAGGAAATCCAAAAGTACTTCAATCGTTATTACAACTACTACTCTTGCGTTTACGTCAAGAAAGATCCTCAGTTCCCTAACTTAGAAGGTCAAATCAAGGTGTACTCGTACGGTTACACAATTGATAACTTGATCCAACAAGAAATCAATCCGGAGTCTGAATTAGTAACGACTCAAAAAATCAATCCATTCTCACTTACTCAAGGTAAGGATTTTGTATTGGTTATCAAGCGCAAAACTAAAGCATGGAGAGATTTCAGCTCAAGTAAATTCATGAACGAAGTTAGCCCATTAATCATTACTCATGCAGGTAAAGAAATTCCAGTTTCAACCGATCCTAAAGTAATGCAATTCACTAGCGAATACTTTAAAAAGAATTCGCCAGACATGAGCCAATACTTCTTGAA